CACTATTCAATGAAAGTTTTCTTGCAAGTTGAATGTTGTGATTCTTTGCAATCTCAAACTCATACTTCTTATCGCCAGTTTGTTGAAACATCTTTTGTGCTTCAATCATTTTCTTTTTGTAGACAACTCGTTCTTGATATAGAGTATCCATTATCTCGGGCAGAAAACCTCGTTTGTCAGTTCTAAACTGAGCGCCATTTGGCGTTATAGTTCGATTGTCAAGGTCAGATAAATCAGTCTTTTGATTTAACATGTTTTCAACATTCACACGATTAGGTTCAAACCCGACCATTGTTTCAGGCGAGATATTGTATTGCATAATCAAATGTGGATATAGACTGTTCAAATCAAAACTACAAACCCAATCGTGAAAACCAACAACAGGGTCCTTTACATAGGCGCCTTCATAACCACCAGATGTTTTAGATTCTTGTATGGCAGGTGGCACAATATTCTTTGAACGCAAGTGATGATAGATAATACAATCCCATATTCTTACTTGACCAAACACATCTTGATAGTTGACTTTTGCTTCATAAGCCATAGTCAGAAACAAAGCAATAAGTTGCATCTTATCTTCTAGCTTGTCAACAAGTTCAACATCTTGTATATTGTATTCAACAAATCGTTGATAGTCATTAGAGTAAAACTCTTTGAAAGTATCATACGGATTCTCTAACTTGTTTTGACCAAGTTCAACTTCGCCAATATAATCAAGTTTATAACTCTCTCGTCTAACGAATGTAAACTTACGATACAAGTCAAGGTAATCGACTGTATCGACACCCATTATATTCCAGACTTGTTGTTCTCGTGAGTTGCCAGCAAAACCAGTCAGGCTTTGTTTTTGTTCGACAATGCCCCACGGACTGTATTGTTTAATCCATTCATCACCCATAAGATAACGAAAGCGATTCATCAGATAAGGTATGTCAAAGAACTTTACATTCCAACCTGTGATGATGTTAGGGTTGTATTCAACCCAAAACTTAGTAAATGTTTCAACTAAGCCTTGTTCAGTTACACAATCAATATATTGTACATCTTCTCTATCATTAACAAAACTGCCAATGCCAAAGACAATAATCTTTTTAGATATATGGTCTTTTACTGTAATACAGATTAGGGGTTGGTCTGCTTTTTCGGGACTAGGGAAACCATTCTCACTCTCACACTCAATATCAACTGTAAGAATTTTGATTTTGTTTATATCCCATTTGATTTTGCCTTTGAACTCATCAGCAATAAATGGATATTGATGTCTTGTGTTGCCGAAATATTCAAAGTTCGTAACATTCTTATACTCATTCACCCACTTCGTGGCTTCAGGCATGCTGTCAAACTTTATTCTTTCGACATAACGACCATCTAAAGTCTTATACTTTGTTTCTTTGCCGACTGGAACAAACAGAGAGGGTTTATAATTAATTCGATATTTTTTGTGAGTGCCATCTTTATCAACACCACGAACTAACAACCGCCCTCTGTAAGGAAGTACACTTGTGTAGAACTCCATTAATTATATTTGAGTATTATTGAAATGTCTATTTAATGTGTCAACTCTTTTTTCTGCCGTTGCAATTTTATCTAGTTGACATTGCATTGATTTGATAATTGCGCCATCTGATGATGGGTTATCAAAATAAACCACTAACGAAGCAAACGCAGTTGCGATATCAGCCTCTGATTGTCTGATTAGTGCCTTGAATAGTGGGTTTTCTGTTTGATGATTTTTTGCCATGTTTCACTCCTTCATTATTTAATAACATATTATACATTAGTTTGACTGGTTTGTCAAGCGTTTAGTCAAGACTATATTTTGTTGTAACTATATACTTTCTTGCTGGGTTTACCATTACATTAAAAAGTTTAGACATTACATGACGATTAAACAAAACCTCTGTACCCATATTACTTCTATCATTTAATCCAAACATAACATCTTTATACATACTTCCTGCAAACTCTACATCAAGTTTAACGAGTGGCCGTTTATCTCCACCAGCGCCTGTTTCTGCCTCATATGTGTCTACTAAATCTGTAGTAATAGTTTTACCTTTCAGATTAAAAGTAATCTTCTTGCCTGATATTTTAATATCTTCTGCATGAAGAACTGAATACACACCATTGCCAGTATCAAATTTTGCAATGATTTCGCCAAATGGATGTATATTGACAACTTCTCTATGTCCGCATTGTGTTGGGACAGGATATCTATTTTCTGAATCAGCAAAATAATCGACAACCTGTTTAACAATATTTTTTCCACTTGCTTCTTCTATGCCTTCTGTACCAGGCGAATGATTAACTTCAAGAATATATGGTGGGTCTTTCTTAGGATTTTTAGATGGTATGAAATCAACAGCAGTCCAAGTGCCGTCAATGGCCTTTGATGCTAACAAACATTGTTCTACTTCTAATTCTGTTAATGGATATTCTTTAACTTTAGCGCCTTGTGAAACATTAGACCTGAAATCGCCTTCAACAACACTTCGCTTCATAGCAGCAAGAATTTTACCACCCAAAACTATCACTCGAATATCGCCATCAGTTTTGATGTATTCTTGAATTAATAAATCAACATTTTCATTTTGACTATAAAGCAATTGAATCAAAGATTCTATTTGTCTTTCTGATTCGACAAACAAAACACCAACACCTTTTGAACCTTCTAAGGTTTTCATAATGATTGGGAATTTTGTATCTAAGCTTTCTAGTGCTGGTTTCCAGTTTTCTGCATTAGGTATTAATGCTGTTTTTGGTTGTGTTAAACCAAAGTCCATTAACTTAACATAGGTTCTATATTTGTCAGAAGATACTGAAACGACTTCTCTGCTGTTTACCATACAGATGCCTGTTTTTTCAAGACGAGATAGTAAGTCCATCCAACTGTTTTTCAATCGAACTGAACCACGAACAATCGCTATAGTATTTTCACGGTGTATTTCAAAACCTTCCTCATCGCCTTGATTGTATATCTTGTATACACCATCATCATATTCAATACGAGTGCCCTCAATTTCGACCACATAGTACTTATGACCTGCAGCTTTACATTCTTCCACAATCCTTCTAGCGGTGCGAAACAATTTTTGCTTAACAGGTTTTGGGTCGCCAGAAATAACAAGCACTCTGTACTTGTTACTACTTTTAGCTTCTGTAATGAAATCTCTAAACTTCGGAGCCTTCGTCATCTACTTTTTTACCTATATTGTATTTTGCTTGTAAGTCCCAATCGTTCTTATCTTTGAACGCCAGAACTTTAATCTGTGAGAGAGGCGCCTTGTTCTCTGCCTGCTCTTTATTTAATATAGTAATCAAACCCCAATCGCCCAATAATTGAGCAATAGTATTCCTTCTTTCAATGTCATTCTCTGAAAAGTTTGCAAACTTACCATCTAGTGCAAACAGTTCTTTAAAATGTACTATGAAATATCTTCCTTGTTTGTGTAGAATATGGCATGATTGGAATAACTTTTTGTCTTTCCTCGAGGCAACGCCAATTCTTGTTAGGGTTTCTCGAACCTTCAGAAAATCATCTGGTTCTTTTAATTGTACTTCGAGCATCTTTTCAGGATGCCAACTATTATCTAACTCATTCATTTTGTCCCACCTTTATATAAACTTTCTTTAATTAATTTCAATTGTTCTTTGGTGAGTATGTCGAGAGCAGACTTAGCCTTTTCATTACTATATCCATAATACTCTTTTACACACTCAATATCTTTAATCTTACCAGCCTTCAGAAAAGGAGTAAACCTTTTCTTCTGTCTTATACTATTTAGTAGAAATTGAAATTGCATATCTCTATCAAGAAAATGATTTCGATTCATTTCATTGCTGAGCATTACGGTGTCTTGAAAACCAGATAGGACTTTGTTGACCATAAATGCAGGGTACTTCTTTTCCCACATAGGGTCATCAGAATCCATCAGATTCTTTTTGGTGTGATTTATCGCAGGGAGATAATCTTTGAATAAGTCGTACATTACTTGAACTTCACTTGGGACATCAGTTCAGTCAAACATGCAACTAGATTAATCTCTTGGTCTGCCACAAAGGCAGACTTGTATTGATAGTCAGCGATAATTAAAACAGCATGAGGTATTGTTGCAGGCTCAAGTGTTGTGTATAAACTATCATATATCTTTCTGAATATTTTAACTGGGTCGTTGTCAAGATTATTTACAACCCACTTTCGCATTTCGCCAAACTCTTTACCTTTCAAATGTCCTGTTAAAGACTTGAGATTTTCATCAGAGATATTTACAAGAACGCCAGCATCAATCGTGCCTGCTACTGAATATCTTTGCAGTTCATTGATAAGTTTTCTGTTGTCTGGGAAATGTTTGTTGACAAGCTCTGCAATTACAGCCCGCTCATAGGCAATATCTTGTTCTGCAAGAATAAATCTTGCTCGTTCAAACAATTGAGCTGCAAGTTTAGGTTTGTCTTTGTTATTGATTCTGAATTCTATATTTGAGAATCGGCTGTGAAGTGGTTCAATGATTCTATTCTTAAAATTACAAGTAAGAATGAATCGACAGTTCTTGTGAAACTCCTCAACAAAGCCTCTTAAAGCAGGTTGTGTTGATTGAGGATTAAGATAATATGCCTCATCAAGCATCACTACCTTCTTACCGCCAGAGCGTGATACTGTTGAAGCAAAGTTTTTGATTTTGTTTCTGAGAACATCAATGCCACCTTCTTCTGAACCGTTAATCATTATCCAATCACAGTTCATTTGCTCACACAATGCCTTCGCAACTGTGGTCTTGCCGACACCTGGGGTGCCAGAAAATAACATGTTTGATATTTCGCCCTTGTCAATAAAGGACTGAAACAATGTTTTTAGAGATTGTGGTAGTATCCAATCATCAATTGTTTTTGGTCGATACTCCTCGACCCATAGAAAGTCTGT